GCTGAGGGTGCATTCGCTTCAGGTGGAATTGGCGGAGTATCGAGTCCTGGTGCAGACACACTAGGAAACATTCCTACCGCTAGCTTTGGTGTGACAACGGGTCCAAATGCTGTAAATCCATCAGGAGATGCAGCAAGTGGTATCTTGCGTCCGGAACAAGCACGTCGTTTTATTGACTACGTGTGGGATGGTACTGTTCTCGCCAAAGACGGTCGTCGCGTAACTATGCGTGCAAACACCATGGAACTTGAAAAAGTTAACGTGGGTGAGCGTGTTATTCGTGCGGCATCACAGGGTATTGGTGACTACACCAACTCTGGCGCAACCTTTTCAAAGGTGGAACTTACTACAAAGAAGATCCGTCTTGACTGGGAAGTCAGCGCTGAGGCACTAGAAGACAACGTCGAAGGTGCAGCTCTAGAAGATCACTTGGTTCGTTTGATGACAAACGCTTTTGCGAATGACATCGAAGACCTAGCGATTAATGGTGACGGTGCCACTGGTAACTTCTTGTCCATCATGGACGGGTTTGTTAACAGGGTAAAGACAGGCGACGGACACGAGTACGTTGCTACCATTACTGACAACGCTTGGACTACAGAGGTTATGCAAGGACTACTCCTTTCAATGCCTCGCAAGTACCGTGCACTTAAGAACAACCTTAAGTTCTACGCGGGCACTGATGCATTCCAGGGCATTGTTAAGAACAATGGTACTCTTGCAGACGCAATTGCTGAGGCATTCGCTGGTACTCCAGCGGGTACAGAGCGTAACCGTCAGGCATACCTTGACGGACAGGCTCAGACACTGGGGACTGCTCGCAGCACCCGTGTTCTCGGTATTGACGTTCAGGAAGTTCCCTACTACCCAGCAGGTTATGTCGACTTGACATTCCCAGCTAACCGTGTATGGGGTTTCCAAAGAGACATTACCGTAAACCGCGAATATGTTGCTAAAAAGGACACAATTGAATACACCGTATTCGTCCGCTTTGGCATCCAGTGGGAAGAAGAAGATGCAGTGGCTTACGCCGATGCAGAGGCAGATTCCTAAACCATAAATTAATAATAATAAAAGGGCAGGGGCTTCGGCTCTTGCCCTTTTATTTATTCTGTTATAATATATATAGGCATAGGAGGAGTTAAACATGTCAGAAAATAATGATCAGGAAAAGTCCTCGGAAATCATTACCGCTAAATCTTCTGTTAAGAAAACGGATGGTGGGGGGATGAAGTCAGTGGGTCAAATTGAGACAGGCGCTATAGGAATCACAGATAAATCAGCAATCAAAAAGTCTACTCAAAAAGAAACAGTTAAGAAATCAACAAAAGAACCAACCGTTGCTATCTATTCTACAAAGAATGTTGTTTGGCAAGGTATTGGAAAAGTTGAAAAAGGCTTTAATATTGTAAAAGAGAAGGATGCGGAAAAGTGGCTAACTCGTAGTCATGTTAGAACCGCAACTCCAGAAGAAGTAGCAAGAGAGTACGGAAAATAGTATGGAATTATTGAGGATACCGTCATATCAGACAGATGCACTTATATCTGTATCCGGTGCATCTACTGGGTATAATTACACTATCACAGACATGGCGGATCACTCAATAACAACCGGAACGGTTACATCAACCTCTGGCTCAAAAGTAACGATTTCAATGCCATCAGAGTATGATGGATCTTATATTGTAAATGTCGATAGCGAAGACCACTATATTGATGTAGTTCGTCCATACGTTGACCCAACAACAAAGGCCACGACAGCAACAGGAATTTCAGAGTATCTGAAAAGTGAAGAGCTAGCAAGGGCTATTATAGATTCGGTAATAGTGGAAGGTTTTTACTACAAGAAGCATGTTTTGGAAACAACCGGACTGGGGACAGATTACATACCATTATGGGTAAATGCTAGAAAAGTTATTAAGCTATATGAGAACAACGTTTTGCTTTTTGATGCGAACGACCCTGCAAGCTATAGTACCGCCTATAAGGTAACCCAGGACAGGACAGCCGTTGTTGAAGTTTATGAAGATAGAATTAACAGGCTAGAATCTGCACAGCTTATTATGCCAACAGGCGTATCAGATATTTTAGATATGAAGTATTCCTATCGAGGATTTCCTAGAACTTTTGACTATAGAATACTGCTAGCAGTCGGATACCCCAAAATTCCTGGAGAGATTGTTAGAGCGGCAGAGCTTCTTACAGAAGATATTGCTTGTGGAAAACTAGAGTATGCCGAGCGCTATATGAAATCTTATCAAACTGATCAGTTTAAAATTGGTTTTGACAATCGTGTCTTCGAGGGAACGGGGAATCTGGTAGTAGACAAAATCTTATCTAATTATGCTAAGTCTATTACAAGGCTTGGAGTCTTATAATGGATTGCGGATCTAAAGACCCACTCTACCCACTGCAAGCAGACATCTTTTACCCCGAAGTCTCTCAGGGTGCTTATGGCAATGTGTCAAAAAGATGGATGAAGGACAGAACTATTGTCTGTAGTCTTGGTCCAGCTGGTTCTAGGTTTAAAGAAGAGCTAACCCCAAACGTAGACATATCTATTGAGTCTATGCTTATTGGAAGATTTAAAGAGGACATTAGGTTTACAGGGGAAGACAGAGGTAAGGCTATGACAAACATTGTTATTAGCAATGTAAAGGATAGAAGCTGTCAAGACCTATACGTAGAAAGTTCTGGCATACGCAAAAACCAGTCTACCATATTTGAAGTTGCAACCGTTACTCCGCACATTGGGCCATTTGGCAAGGTGGAGTACTATAGGGTAATTCTAAAGAGATCAGAGAATCAGGGGGTAGACGTTTGATAGAGTTAAAAGTAAATACCAATCAGTTCATGAAAGAAATGGACTCAATCATGAAATACTCTATAGGATTCTTAGAGGGTGCTCAAGATGGAAAGACAGAGCTTCTTAAAACCATTGGAGAAAAAACTTCAGAAATACTTGAGCAATTTATAGACGCTAACGCCAGAGCAAACCCCTCAGTCTTGCACCACATCTACGAATGGAGTGAGGTTGGAAACCCATCTGCAAGACTTTTTAACTTAGAGTATTTTGTTGCTGGCGGAGGGCTAACCTTTAAGTCAACTTTTAGCCAGTCTTCATCGGTTCGGGCTGGCTCTAGCGTACCTTTTTATGATAAGGCAAGAATCATGGAAGACGGAATCCCGGTAGTGATAAGGCCAAAAGCCGCTAACGTCCTTTCATTTGAAGATGATGGACAGCAGGTGTTCACAAAAGGACCAGTGTCGGTCAGCAGTCCAGGAGGAAGCTCTACAAATGGAGGTTTTCAGGAAACGGTAGACATGTTTTTTAATTCTTACTGGAGGCAATCATTTTTAGAGACTACGGGAATCTCAGACATTCTTCGTAATCCAATACAGTTTAAGCAAAACCTTCCAAGAGCAAAAGCCGGTGGAAGGGCTAAGGGGTACGACATAGGCTATCGATGGATTTCAGCAGGGGGTGCTAGATAATGGCAGTACACTATCCACCAGTGTTTATTAACAACTACCTGGCAGAAAAGATACCGGAAGAGCTATCTACATACTTTTCTGGCGCTATGAAGTTTTTTCCCACACAACCTACTAGCATTGACACATTGACAGAAGAGTTTCCAGATTCTGCCGATGAAGTTTTTGCAGTTTACGACAGGATGTTTAGGCTTAGAAGAACTCCGTTCCCACATTGTCGCGTAGAGCAACTTCTTTATTACTTTTATAAAACTGCTGGCGGTATTGAGGCATTAATTGAAACAACTCAAGCTGTTCAGGATATACTAGATAACGGTAGTGATTCAACGGAAGACCTTAACTATTGGATAAAGGAAAAGTATTCTGCTGAATCAAAAACAGAGTTAGTGTTGCCATCTGAGATTAAGACAAGGCTAGATCGATATACCTCCGGAATGTCTGCAACAGAAAAAGAAGACTTTGTTATAGAAAATTCTAAAGAGACTGCAGTCGTATCTTTTGGAGAACAGGACTTCTTTTTGCCTTATTTTTATGAAATGAAAATATTCCACCTAGAAGAGTCAAGAGACATCATAGACTTTGGAACAGCAAGAACTTACGCAGCAAATAAAATTATTTTAGAGTATATGTGGCATAAGCCTTAAAATAATTATATTAAAAAACAAGTGGTATAATTATATCGAGGAAACGCGCCTACTACTTTAATGAAAGAAGAGGTGAAAAAATATGGCATATACACGTGGTTCAAACGCTAACATTATTGTTGGTGCAGCAGCCCTGTTTGCTTACGAAGACGGAGAGTTGACGGAAGTAGACTTGCCAGCCTACGTTGATGGGGAGTCTTACAAGACTACCCTTCAGGATGATGTTTCATTCAGAAACGTAGGATACACCATGAATGGTTTGGAAATTCAATTCCAGCCCGATTTTGGTGAGGTCCAGGTTGACCAGCTTCTCGACGTTGCTAAGCTATACAAGCAGGGCATGCAGGTTAATCTCAATACAGCTTTTGCCGAAGCTACACTTGAGAACTTGCTCGTTGCTATTGCTGGCAAAGACAATGACCTAAGCGCAGCAGATGGTTCCGGAGATATCTCTATGAACCTTTCCGCAGGCGATATTGGTGAATGTCCCGTCGAGCGTGGACTGGTCGCTGTTGGTCCAGGTACAGGAGATTGCGCTGTTGGGGAATCCCTAGAGCGTATCTACGTTGCATACCGTGCTCTCTCAATTGAGAGTGTTACAGTATCAGCAAAACGAGACGAGCCTACAATGTTCGAGGTTTCGTTCCGTCTGCTACCCAATGACACAGACGCTTCATATGGTAAGATCGTTGATCGTACCATTCCAGCTGGTTCCTAGTCAAAACAAATCAAAAAGCAATGCCCAGGATCAAACCTGGGCATTGCTTTTTTGGTACAATTATACAATGGCAACAAAAGTTTATGAGGTTGATCGAGTCACACTGATGGATGGTACCTCGGTAGAGCTTAAGCCGTTAAAGATTAAATACCTTCGGGATTTTATGGAATACTTTGATATTATAAAATATGCAAAAAACGACGAAGACTCTATAAAGATACTTTCACACTGTGCATTCATAGCGCTAAAGTCTCAATATCCAATAATGTCAAACATTGAAGAGCTTGAGGATTCCGTAAACCTGCCAACCATATATCAAATTTTAGATATTACTGCAGGAATAAGGGTAAACCCCAAAAAAGAAGAGTCTGTAAAAGAACAGGCAGAGGATAGCAAGTCTTCAACTTGGGACAATTTAGATCTTGCAGAGCTAGAGGCTGAAGTTTTTCTTCTAGGAATTTGGAAAGACTACGAGCAGCTAGAGCTTGCGCTCTCCATGCCAGAGCTTACGGCAACACTTAAATCAAAAAGAGATCTAGACTATCAAGAGAAAAAATTCTTAGCAGCAATTCAAGGGGTAGACCTAGACAAGCAGTCTGGTAAAGATAAAACTAATGCCTGGGAAGAGATGAAGGCTAGGGTATTTAGCGGTGGACAAACAAGTGATCCAAACGATATTACGTCTTTTCAAGGGGTAAAAGCTCAGCAGAACGGTTTTGGCATTGGCATGGGCATCGGATATCAGGACTTACGCAAAAAATAAAGACCATCCCTATGTTATAATTAGTATACCGTTTATAACGTTATGAAAGGAAATAAATGGCTACTACAGTAAATGAAGAGAAAGAGCTTACTCTCATTGACGGAACAAAGATTAAGGTGCGTCCTCTAAAAATTTCGCTTCTTCGTCCGTTTATGAAAAAGTTCGAGGGTATCGCAGACGTAGCAGCAGATAACGACAAGTCCATGAATCTACTTATGGAGTGTGTCCAAATCGCTATGAAGCAATACAGCCCAGAGTTGGCTGGCGATATTAAAGCATTGGAAGACAATATTGATCTTCCAACTGTTTATAAGATTGTTGAAGAGGCTTCCGGGGTAAACCTTGGAGAAGTCACTAATCTTATGAACTAATAAAATAACCAGGGGTGCTGTGGAATGGCTGATATTCAAGCTAATATAGGTATAGGTGTAGATACTACACAAGCCTTAGCTGCTATACGGCAATTGCAGCGTGAAATATCAGTCTTCCACACCCTTATGGCTAAGGGTAGCGCCACAAACGCTGCTAAGTCCGCTCAAATGCAGCAAGGACTTATAAACACAATTAATGAATCTGGCAAATTCTCTGCCAGCATGACTCGCATTAGTTCGAGTACAGAAAGTTTTACCAACTCCCTTGAGAAAAACAAGCTTTCTATGGGGCAGTACTTCCGCTATGCGGGGGGCGCATCAAAAACATTTGGTAAGGCATTTTCTAGAGAATTCAATACTGTAAATCGAGTTGCGGCTGAAAGAGTAAAAGATCTTCAGACCCAATACATTAGCATGGGGAGAGATGCCAATGGAGCGCTTCAGTCTATAAAGGTAAGGCCCCTAGCCTTGGATATGGACAACCTTGGAACAAGGGTCCAGCTTGCTGCACAAAAACAGCAAATATTTAACCAGCTAATGAGGCAGGGCACAACAAACCTTCTTAATTTTGGTAAAAATACTCAGTGGGCTGGTCGCCAACTTATGGTTGGATTCACGATACCGCTGACAATTTTCGGTTCGCTTGCTGCTAAAGAGTTCCAGAAGCTAGAAGAGCAGGCCGTTAAGTTTAGACGAGTCTACGGTGACATGTTTACTACGGATGCGGATACCGAAAAGGCTCTTTCTAATGTTAGAGAACTAGCAGATGAGTTCACTAAATACGGAATAGCAGTAGAAAAAACTATTGGCCTAGCGGCTAAAGTTGCACAAATGGGCAATGTTGGAACAGACTTAACTGCGCAAGTTACACAGGCTACAAGGTTGGCGGTTCTCGGTGGTATGGAGCAAGAAGAAGCTCTAAACACAACTATATCGCTTACCAACGCTTTTGGAATTGCCGCAGAAGATCTTGCTGGAAAAATTGCATTCCTTAATGCTGCAGAAAACCAGACAGTTCTTTCTATTGAAGATTTTAACACGGCCATTCCTCTTGCCGGTTCTGTGGTTCAACAGCTTGGCGGTAATGTTGAAGATCTCGCCTTCTTCCTCACAGCTATGCGTGAAGGTGGGATTAGCGCTAGTCAAGGAGCTAACGCACTAAAGACATCTTTGGCAAGAATCGTAGCACCTACAGAAGTTGCCAAAAAAGAAATGGCAGGCTTTGGAATTGACATCGTTGGAATTGTGGAAAACAACGTTGGAAACCTAAAGCAGACAATCCTTGAATTAGGCCAAGAGCTAGATACTTTAGACCCATTAAATAGGGCACGGGCTATTGAGCAACTGTTTGGTAAGTTCCAGTTTGCTCGCATGTCTACAATGTTTCAAAATATTTCTAAAGACGGTAGTCAAGCTAGAAAGGTTCTAGACCTTACCAGTAACAGTATGGAAGAGCTGGCTATCATAGCAGAGAGAGAGCTTAAGGCAGTTGAAGAGTCTCCGGCATTCAAACTGCAGAAACAAATGGAACAGCTGAAAGCTGCTCTTGCGCCTATTGGTGAAGAATTTGTTAAAGCTGTAGGACCGCTTCTTGAGTTTGGAACAAAGCTTCTTAAATCATTTAATAACCTGGGGGACGGAGGAAAGCAGTTTGTTGTCATACTTACAGCTGTAGCTGGCGTGATTGCCCCCGCAGCATTGATGGCATTTGGTCTAGTTGCTAATGGAATAGCAAACCTAATTAAATTCTTCTCTTTCTTGGGCAATGCTTTTGGAATGCTTTCAGGAAAGAGCACAATCCTTGGCGGTCAAACCGAATATATGACCCAGCAGCAAATTGAGGCAGCCGCTGTAGCAGCTTCTTTGGGTCAAAGCCACAGCAACCTTACACAAATATTTACAGCAGAAGCTTCTGCCGTTTCAAGACTGGTTGCTCAATATAATGCTGCAGTTGTAGCACAAAGACAGCTTGCTATTGGTAGAACAGCTCAGGCAGTCGCAGCAAGGCCGATAGGTCCAAGGCCTAAAGGTTTTGCTACTGGTGGCATCATTAGAGGACCAGGAACTGGCACTTCAGATTCAATTATGGCAATGCTTTCAAACGGTGAAGCTGTTATTCC